CCTCAGGATGATTTTACTCTGACCGTTGTAATTAATCTTTTTCAGTGCCATCTTTTCTCCTTAAAAGGGCTTATTCGTGTACCCTTCTGCGCAAACTCCGCACTTGATGTTGTTCTCTATGAGTTCCTTTGTTTCGGGGTTTTCCCTCATCTGTTCCCATACCTCAAAAATATGATTTGCGTCGTACTCTTCCGCGTGGAGCTTCTCCATAAACTCTTTGATACCTATGTGCGGTACTATTCCGATAAGTGAACCACTGCTGTGCTTTTCCATGCTTGCCATTGAGAACATCTGCGAAAATACTTCGTCCGTGATATCTTCCTCAATCTTCTTGTAACAAGTATGGTAAAACTTCTTGATGTATTCCCAGTTCTGACGCTCAAAGATAGGCTTTCTTGCTACCGTTTCAATGTAGTAATAATACAGATTGAGCAATACTCCTACTATCTGCTGTGTCACTTGACCGCTAAAAGGTCTTGCTTTCTTTGCGTTCTGAATAGCATAAATCATATTATCCGTCCATCCGCAAAAGCACTGGTCGTATGAATACTGCCCATCATTTATACGTGTAATGGAATTTTCATTGTTGTGCCAAAAATACACTGTTTCATCAATATATCTTATTTGTTCCATAGGATTATCACACAGCAATTTTACCCACATATTAAATCCTGCATCCTCATTAGCACGTGTATTGTTAAATCGGATTTTGTTTTTTTCTATCCATTCCCTGCGGTATATCTTGCCAAACATCCATACCATATCCATCTGGTGTGGAAATATGTGCATTAAATCATCGCCTAACTGCATAAAGGTTGCTGAACAGCACTTAAAGGCTTCGTTTTCAGTAATACCTGCAAGCATTGTTTCAAGGCTTATGGCAGATGCAAAAGTATCATCCGCATCTATGCAAGTAAAAAATTCGTGGTCTGTATTGTCTATTCCATTCTGTCTTGCTACGCCTGCCCCACCATTTTTTTCAAGTTTTACTTCTTTAATATCCATATAAGGCTTGAACATTTTTACAAATTCTGAATAATCACCATTTGGGCAATTATCATTCACAATGGTTACAGACAATTTATCTATAATTGTCTGCATACTTATTGAAGATAACGTTTTAATGATTGTTTTATGGGCTTTGTAAGCAGGTATTATTATATCAATTTTTCCGTCTTTCATATTCCCTCGCTTAATATGGAACAATACAGTTATTTGCTTCTTGGCTCCACCCGTTTACACCGTATCCCGTTTCTGATTGTACAACGTGTCTAACGGGGGTGAATATAAGTACGTTTTTCATATTTGTACACCCTGCAAACATAGACTCGCAATTATTTACGGAATTAGGGATGTTTATACTTTGGTGTAAATGGTTGCACCCAGTAAACATTCCATAACAACTTGTAACTGAATTAGGAATCACAATAGGTTGGTCGAATGCCTCACAGCCCGCAAACATAGTGTGACAGCTTGTTACTGTATTAGGAAGCGTTACTGGATGATTAAACTTAACGCAACTTGAAAACATTGCATTTGCAAATTGTATGCTATTTCCAAGAGTTACTGGATATGAAAGGTTACTACACCCTGCAAACATTCCCTTAACAGAAGTAACCGAATTGGGTATCGCTATTGGTTGGTCTAAAGAAGTGCAGTGCGAAAACATCCTATCACAAATTTTAACTCCATTGTTAATTCTAATCCCTTTATTCAACTTAACGCAATTGTAAAACATATTGGTTGCATTGTTGACGGTACTTCCTACATTAACAATTGAATTAAGGTTACAGCAATTGTAAAAAGCATTAAAAAATGATACCTGCGTACCCGAATCTGGTATATCAACTTCTTGGTTAAAATTTGTACAATAGCTCATGCTCACTTTTGTACTTGGTAAAAAGGTCATAGGGCGGTTAAAATTCGAGCAATAATCCAAGAATATAGTTTTTACAGATGTAGGGATATTTATATCTCTGTTAAAATCAGCACTACGTACTGTTATTGTTTTTGCAGAAGATGGGTATGTTATTTTGCCATTAAACGTATTGCCCGTAATGCTCGCAAATTCTACCCCTTGCGGAAATTCTACATTTCCATTCCAGTTAAAAAGGGAAATAACCACCCTTTTTACTCCGTTCATATAACTAAAACTACCGTTAAATGATATATCCAACTGGTGTAGGCGACTAAATGTTCCCGATATAGCCATAAATATCTCCCTTTATTGCATATTTAATGTGGTTGATTTCTGATTGTATTCAGACTCAATCTCCAAGCTGTTAACTGAATCCCTTTGTATTGCCGTTACATTGATATTAGTAACCACATATCGTGTAGGTTCTTCTGTATAAATTAAGTAATCAAGGGAATCACGGTGTATAACTTCTATTGGTATATCGACAGTATACACATCCGTCCCCTCTTCATAAGTTGCAATTACAGCTTGCTCTCCCTCCTCATTTAATATATCACCATCCGCAGGGCTAAAGGTACACAAATCAGTTATTACTGTGGATGTTCCGTCATTGTAAACCGCTCCAATTACTGTTCCATCGAGGTCTAACTGTTCACCTACAAAATATGTGGTCTTGGTTGGGGATACTACAAGATGGATACTATCAAGTTCCAAATCCTCAAGGTTTATGCCTAAAACATAAGCCTTTGCGCATCCGATAGGTATATTTATACTGCCTCCTTGGCAGGTAAGGTAACATTTATAATAACCGCACCTGCACCTTGTCTGAATGCGTGATTGATATGTAAAAGTCTTGTTCCGTCAGTTTCAGTTATAATAGGATGGTATATTTCATCTTGACCGTTGATATTGATTGTTGCGGTTGCTATCATATCGTTTTCCGTATATGCGGTACTTGTAGAAGTTTCAACTGTACTGATATTAGCTTTTAATTCTATCGTTAAAGTAAACCACGTGGGGTCTGTTGCTACAATATGGAAGTTTGCGACAGATGCCGTACCACTATCCACTATATTTATTTGGGATGCATTAAGAAAACTGAAAAACACTGGTGTAGCAGATGCAGACCTGCTTGCCAATCCGTTAAGCCTATTATCTGTTGATGATTTTGCGTTTATTAAATTAGGGTTATCCCCATATCCCTCAAACTTAATTCCACCATTATAAGTATAATCTATATCCATAATGGCGCATTTAATATCACCTGCAAGCCCACCCGTAAATTCAATACAATCGCCAAGGTCAAAACACGCTCCGCTTAAGATGCTTGCGGAAAATGGCGTAAGATTTAATAAACTAAATTCATTTATTATATTTTGAACAATGTGGTACTTGTCTTGTACTAAAGGATTTTCCCCAAGGTCATACGCCAGTGCATTATCGGGGTATACGCTATAATATTTATAATCCTGCGCATCTATCCTTACAACTCCCATCCCCGTGTATCTGGTAGAATAATCTGAAAAAGAACAATCATTAAAACGGTTATATTCATCTATTGAGTATATGGGATTGTTTGAATAGCGAATAAGAATAAGCGCACCATTACGATTTATTGTAGCAAACGAGCATAATGTTTGCGATATCCAAGAAAGCAAATCACGATATGTTTTAATATCGTTGTTCCCGTGAATCGTTAGTGTTTCAGTTCCATTAGGGAATAATTCTATTTGCGCTTGCGAAAGACCAAGGGTAACATTACAACTACTACATATATAGCTTAAAAGTTCGTAGGGCGTTCCTACTGTTGTTGTAAAATTCACGATATCATCGAACAATATCATATTATCATACGCAACAATAGAAACACCCTCAAGGCTGTGAGTAGCTTCTGCAATCTTGAAAGTTCCAAGCGATACATACTCATATTCATTTAAACTGGAAATATATAACCCCTCGGAAAAGGTAATGGTCTTTCCTACCCAATCGCCCTTTCCGATGTTTACATTTATAAATTTTCCTCGTAATTCTGATGTGTAAACTCCACCAATTTTTATAATTGATGGTTCGGAACATTGACGATGGATAGAAAGACTCCCCTCTACCACATTATCGTCCGATATAGGTACACTACCAATAGCACCAGATAACCTATGGCGGTGGACATTACTCTCAAGTTGCAAAAGATATTCACTGCTTACTGAATACATTTAAAATTCCTCTAAAGAAAAACTTACGTTCCATATACCGTTAGATATAGACAAATCTTCCGATTTTTTCTTAAATGTCGTTTTAAAATTTCGCATTCGGACATTTCGTGTTTCGTAGCCTGCTGTTCTTGGATTGTATCTTTTGAATTGGAAAGAATCCATATTTGAAAAGCCACCTAATATTTCCACTACCGCATCCAAGCAGTTAAACGCCATATTAATTTTTAGTTTGTCATATCTTGATACATTGATTTTATCCGTTCCTGCTTCACTCATCCATGTACTTTCAACGGTATTAGAATCCTCGCTCCAAGTTGACGGAAAAGGAATTTCTGTTTGATTGAAGAACATCGGATAATCATTTTTTAACATTTATCTTCCTCCCGAGCGATAGTTGCTTCTCTGGATAGCTTTTAAAACAAGCCCGTCTATACGTTCCTGCCCTATGTTGACTTGAAGCATCATAGTGTTAAACATATCAGCTATTGCGGATACAATAGAATCAATATCTATATTGATATCCCTATTCATTGTAGCAGATGTATCGGTGTTTGTCACGTCTACGATAGGTTGCTCAAAATCGAAACTCTTTGCAATCTGGTCGGTTACGATATCCGTGTTTTCCTTAACGCCCTGCGCAAACAATTTCATCATATCGGGTGCGTATGTATGGAAATTGGACAGAGGCCCATCTTCGGGTTCGGAAAAACCAAGGAAATCTTTTACCTTGCCTGCGACATTTTTAACCGCATCTGTTACGGCAGATATCTTTGATTTGATACCGTTAACAAAGTTCATAATCAAATCCGTGCCCCACTTCTTTGCATTGTCGATAACGGATTTAAAGTTATTCTTTAAAGCATCCCAGATTTTCTTCACCGCATCCTTGATAGTGCTACCCAGATTTTTCAGCCCGTTTCCAAGTGATTCAAGCAATTTTTTACCGCTTTCCTTGATTTTAGGCTCGTTCTGTTTAAAGGCATCTACGAGCCCCGTAATTATTAACGGGATGGCTTCGATAAGAGCCTCTATGATTTCGGGGAGTGCGCCAATCAGCCCGATAAATAGCTGTATTCCTGCATCTATGAATTGCGGAATTGCGCTCAAAAGGGCTGAAATAACACTTGTTATTATTGTCGGGAGGGCTGAAATTAGGCTTGTTATGATGGTCGGGAGATTTTGAACAATGGCGAGCACGATGCTTATTACGGCATTCAAAATCTGGGGGATGGCATCGACAATAAAATTCACCACGCCAACAATGATATCTGGCAAAGCACGTAAGAGCATCGGCAAGCCATCTGTCAACAATGAATCGACCAAAGCCTTTACCAAATCGAGCAAACTGCTCAAAATTTCGGG